CCATTACGCCTCTTCCTGCTAGTGTTCCTAGTGGTTGTTCTCCGTCTCCTGCTTCTGCGTTGCTTATTACTTCTTGAAACACTAATTCTTTTATTAGTCCGCCCATGTACATTGGTGTTGTTGCTAATGTTACTCTGTCGTGCATGTAAACTGCTCTTTGCCAATCATCGTATGTCCCTCCGCTTATTGCAATTCTATTTAGCATTTCATATACTTTTGTTGCTAATTGAAATGTGTCGATTGAAAAATTTCCATCTGATGTGTCTATTGCAGTTATTGCGTTTATTCCGTTTTCTCCATCAATCCATTCCGTTTGCATCCAATTATTAAATAAATCGCTTTGATACGTTTTTATTGCTAATCCCTCTTGTGTTGTTAGTTTTGCCCACGTTTTATTTGTTCCGCTCCCTAGTTCTAGTAGTGGTAGGTTGTATGGTTCTAAGTTTGTGTTTTTACTTATTGTGAATGGAGACGATTGTTTTGTGTATATTAATATGTTTTCCCTCATGTCATCTAAGTTTTTTAGTGGGAATGTTTTTATTTTTGGTGGTCTTGCTTCTTTTGCATCTATGTAGCTCCAATTCATTATTTTAATTGCTGAAAACTCTCTTTTTGCACTTCCTAGTGTTGTTTCTGTTGGGTATTCTGATATTGTTTCATAAATATCTGTTAGTCTTGCTGTTACCCCTGTTGATAGTCTTACAGATATTTCACTTATGTCTGGTCTTTCCCCTGTGAATCTTACATACATGGCTGTTCCTCTTGCAATTGTGAATTCTGCATTTCCTGTGTTTTTTGGTATTGTTGTGAATGTTCCTCCTGAATCACCGATAATTTCAGTTACTGTTTCTACTATTGCTCTTCCGTGTATTACTGCGCCTTTTTCTTCTTGTTTGTTTGCATAGTAATTTTTGTATGTGTCCCAATATGCTAGGTATGTTACTGCATTAAATTCTCTTAATACTTTTCCATCTACTCCGCTTCCTCCGCCTACGCCTCTTATATTTAAATAGCTAAATATGCAGCTTGGGTTTATTTGTTGATTGTCGGGGTCTAGTCTTTTGTTTATTGCGTTTGATACTATTTCTATTTGCGGTAGTTTTACCGTATCCATGTGGTTTCCTATTCCTAGTTTATTGTTGTGTAGTTGTCCTTGATATAGCCTTATTGGTGCTAAGAATATGTCCGCTTGTACTTTATAGCTTCCGAATAGAGGTCCTATTGTTGGATGTGTTTTGATGTCAATATCTAGGTTTATATCGAATGTATCGCCGGGTAAGGCCACTTCTGTCATGAATGGTACTAGTGTTCCAGCGGCCATTGTACTTCTCCATATATAACCTAAATCATGGGTCGATCTTTCGTAGTTTTTTAATTCTACTTTCATTTTTTTTCCTGACCCTAGTCTTTCTCCTCCTAATGTTACTTTTTGCATTTTTTTTATTTATTAAATTTTCTACTTTCTTCTACCATTACCCCTATTATTGTTATCATGAACTTCCAATTTATTCCACTTACCATTTTTTCTAGTTCGTGTAGGTTTTCGTGTTCGTCTGTTATTTGGTATTTTCCCATTGTTAAGAACCATCCTCCGTCTTTTTTTACCGCTACGAATGACCCCTCTGCTAATTCTACTCTTTCAATCAGACTCCCAGAGTCTTGTTTGCCTGATTCTTTCGCATTCGTTAATGTGTTTAACAATTCCGTATTTTTCCCCATTTGTATATTCTTTTATTTCTGATTTACTATTTGTTTTTTTTGTTATGTATTTTCTTTCTTTGAGGCTTTTACTTATAACCTCTCCTGTTTCTATGTCTACGTACGTTGTTGTTGCGTACCATTTCATTTTAGCCATCTCTGATCATTTTTTTTTATTTAATCTAATTTGTTGTATACTTCTAGTAGTATTCCTACTGTTATTATTATTAGCACTATTCCTGTTACTAATGACGCTAGTTCTGTCATTTAATCTTTTCTTGTGTTTATTAATGTGTATAGTATTATTGTTATTCCTACTATTCCTATTACTCCCAGTATTGTCGCTTCCATTTTTTTTATAGGTTAAAGTAGTTTTCTCTTATTCTCATTAGGATAGCTTGTAGTTCGTCTCTATCTTCTTCACTTATGAAGTGCGTTGAGTCTATTGCGTTTACTGCTCCTACAAATCTTTTTATGTCTGCTGCTGTTCCTTTTTTGTTGAAATTTTTACTTTCTTTTTTAGTTTTAGCTCCTTGAGTTTCTACATTTTTATTTTCGTTATTTTCCATATTCAAATATAGGTATTATTTTTATATTTCCAAATTTTTTTTCATTTTTTTTAATCCCATTCTTTTGACGGTTGGATTAACTGCTCTCTGCCCTCGGGGGGGCAGTCCCCCGCCTGCGGAGCAATCTTTTCTTTTATTATCCTTTCTTCTATTTTTAGCATTCTTCTTTGATTTTCGTACTCCTTCTTGTTCCAGTCTATTGTATCGTCTCCGTACCCTAATCTTTTGTTTTTTTCTCTGTAGTATTCTAGTAGTTTGTAGTATTCTTCTTCTCCTTCTGTTACGTCTACTTTTTCTCCCATTACCCACCTTTCTTCCTTATCTAATTTCATTAGCCATAGTTTTTCTCTTTCTTCATCTGTGTATATTTTATTTCTCCAATATATTGGCATTGCTATTTTATGCCCTGATCTCGTTGTGTATGTTTCGTTTGTGTCTTTTCCTTTGAATTTATTTTTATTGCTATCTATTCTCTCTATATACCCTGCCCCTATTCCTGCACTTGTTAGTATTTTTGCTGTGTAGTGTTCGTGATCTTTGTCTTGTTTTGTTACGTATTTTGTTAAGTAGTTTACTGTTTTTTCGCTTACGTAGTTTTCTTTTTTTTCTCCCTTTCCTTTCCACACGAACCCGTATTGCCAGTGTTTTTCTACTTCGTCTAAGCTTTCGTTCGTCCATACTATTCCGTGTAAGTGTAGGTTTTCCGTTCCGTTATGCCCGAGTTCTGTTATTAACCAGTGTCTTAGGCTTTTTTTATATTTCTTTCTCCATCTTTCTAGAAATCTTCTTACTGCTAGTGTAGCTATTGCGTTGTCTAAATTATACCCTTCTAGTGTTTCTATTTCTTTACTTAGGTCTGTTATACTTTCGTTACTGAATGTTAGCGTTATGAATTTTCCGTTTTTGTTATGCCTTACATCTTCTAGTAGTCTTACTTGCCATTCTCTCGATTTTTGTTTTCTGCATTCTATGCATTTTCCGCATCCTACTGGTACTGCTAATACTCTTTTATCAGAAACGGCAGGTATTACCCCGCCGTTCTTTTTGGTTTCTCCGTATTTTCTGTTCCTTATTAATTTTGGATATAGGCACATTTTATTGCTCTCCCACTCTTTTTAGTTGTTTGTTTCTGTCGCTTTTGTTTATTTGGAATATTGCTTCTATAGCATCATCTATTGTTCTTCCTGCTACGTTCATTAAGTTAGGATACGCTTTGTCCATTTCTGCTCTAAATTTTTCTATTCTTAGCTTTTGTTCGTTTTGGTCTAATCCTTTCCATCCTTGAGCTACTTGCGCTGCCATTTGTTTTATTCTTTCTTTGTCTACTTCTATTCCGACTTTTTTAGCGTCATTTTCTATTTCCGCTCCTATGCTTTCTGCTTTTATTCTTGTTAATCTATCTTCTAACCCTCTGTTTGCTTCTTGTGACTCTGCTGCTGTTTTTGTGAATTTTTCCCCTTCTGTTAGTGTTTGTGCATTTTTTAAGTCTCTTTCGCTTCCTGCTACTTCTACTCCTGCTTTCTTGTTTGCTGTGTCTGCTTCTATGTTCTCTTTTTGTGCGTTCATTAATGCCATTTGCATTCCCATCCCCATCTCTCCTCCTCCTGTCGGTGCTGCTCCTCCGCTTACCGCTCCCCCTGCTACTCCTCCCATTGTTGCTCCTCCTGTTCCTCCCATTCCGTATAGTAGTGCTGGGTTTAGTCCTGCTTTTTTTAAGTGTTCTACTTGTGCTCCGTAGTTTGTTTTGTTCCACGAATCTAATTGTAATTCGTGTGCATTGCTTGCCAGTTCTTTCTGTCCTTTTATTTGTAATCCTTGCAGTTTTTCTTGCATTTGGTATTGTCTTTGGTCGTTGTATTTTCCTAGCGCCATTCCTAGCGCTGATCCTATTATTGCCGACCCTGCTCCTTCTGCTAATTTTCCTAGTCCCATTTTATTTTACGCTTATTGTTATGTTGTAATTTATTTTATTTCCTGATATTGATTCCTCTAGCATTGTTCTTAATTTTCTTTCCATCGTCTTTAATGCTTTTCTTATCGTTCTTTCTTCAATATAGGTTAACTTTCTTCTTTTCTCTTTGCTTTCTTTTATTATTTTTGAGTTAGTTTCTGTGTCTTTTAGACTTATTTTGTAATTCTCTATTTTTTCGCTTCTTTTTTATTAAAAAAAGAGTGGTACACTTAGTTCATAATATAGAACACATGCGTACCACTCTTTAACGTGTTAATTTTCAGTTCCTTGTGTTGACTCGGCTCCGCCGTTTTTATCTTTGTTTATATTGATTATTTTTGCTTCTTTTTCAGCCATTCTGTCTGCTCTTTTTGCTGTGTGTGTTTTACTTACTTTGTCCATTGCGTCGATCGCGACTTCGAATCTATCCGTTCTTACGTTGTATCCTGCTAATACTCCTTCTTTCCTTTCTGTATATATCATCGGAGCTCCGTCTGTTATTGGCTCTTTGTTGTTTACAACTCTTTCGATTTTTTGTTCTATAGTTTCTCCCTCTAACGAGTCGTTTTCGTTTATTGAGGTTTCTTGCATTTTGTTTTGTTTGTACATTATTTTCTTTTTTTTATAGATTTGGCATTATTTTTGCACTCATTTTTCTTCTTGCTGTTATGTCTACTCCTATTTGTGCCCAAAAGTTTTGTGCGTCTCTACTTGTTTGTGCGAATATGTGATTGAATTTTACTGGGTCTATATATGTTGTTAGGTCTTTTATTTGTCCTGTTGCTCCATCCATTTCGTATCTTCTGTTTAGAGTCATGAACATTTCATTGTCTGCTATGGCAAAATTCCCTCTTGTTTGGTTTACATTTGTCATATAGTTTAGCCATGCTGGTTGTTTCCCTGCACTTCTGAATTCTATTTTTGTTGGATTCCCCATTGTTATGTTTGTGTCAAATGCTGCCATTTGGTCGGTTATTAGGTCTTGGAATCCTATTTGATCTAACGCTGGTTTATGGAAATCGTCCATTGTTTTTAGATTTGTGTCCCATTTGTTTCCTTGACTGTAGTCGACTCTAGGTGTTAGGCTTATTATTCCCATTATGTAGCTCGGTTCGTCTACTTTTATTGTCACGTGGCCTCCTTTTCTTTTTCCTGCCATTACGCCTCTTCCTGCTAGTGTTCCTAGTGGTTGTTCTCCGTCTCCTGCTTCTGCGTTGCTTATTACTTCTTGAAACACTAATTCTTTTATTAGTCCGCCCATGTACATTGGTGTTGTTGCTAATGTTACTCTGTCGTGCATGTAAACTGCTCTTTGCCAATCATCGTATGTCCCTCCGCTTATTGCAATTCTATTTAGCATTTCATATACTTTTGTTGCTAATTGAAATGTGTCGATTGAAAAATTTCCATCTGATGTGTCTATTGCAGTTATTGCGTTTATTCCGTTTTCTCCATCAATCCATTCCGTTTGCATCCAATTATTAAATAAATCGCTTTGATACGTTTTTATTGCTAATCCCTCTTGTGTTGTTAGTTTTGCCCACGTTTTATTTGTTCCGCTCCCTAGTTCTAGTAGTGGTAGGTTGTATGGTTCTAAGTTTGTGTTTTTACTTATTGTGAATGGAGACGATTGTTTTGTGTATATTAATATGTTTTCCCTCATGTCATCTAAGTTTTTTAGTGGGAATGTTTTTATTTTTGG